TGTCGGGATTACTGGACTTTTTTAGTCACAAGCAAATCTTGTAACACACTGACAATCAATAGGGCATTATTTGTAATGGTGTAATTATTCACCGACATTAGACCGAATGCAGTAAACTTATATGTTGATGTAAGTCAGAGACTTCCGATGTTCTTTGAAATGAAACTACGATGAAAGTAACTGCCATTTACTACCTTTCTGCCTTTCCAGCGACGAGCGATAATCAGACCAAACTCCTTTTATTTCCTGGCTAAAGTTGTTAAAGTCCAAATCGCGCCTATAATGCCAGGATATACCCTTATAAAGTATTAGTTCCTTTTTATCCCAATCACTAATGCAAATCCGGAACCCTTTCCTGCCTATGTACTGTTTGTGGATTTCGTAATTTTCAGATATATGGCGAATCGTCCAGCTGCCATTACCTTTATCGTACGCAAATATAATGGCCTGCCTAGCTTTAGCCCAATCCACGTTATCATTTTCTTGGTCAACATGTAGCCGTCCATCTTGGTATATGCCAACAAGAAATACGTTAGGAAAATTAGGCGTGCTCATCCCTTCAATGTCGAAACCTAAAAATTGTAGTACTTCCCTCACGTGTTCAAGCATATTACCATCCTTACTTTTGCCGGTTATTCTCATCTTTTTCATGTTATTCTTGATTTTCATTTTCTTCCTCTTCGTTTTCTTCTTGTTGCTCAGGAGAGACCATGGACACCAGCTGCGCCATAACCTCGTCCCGTTGCTGATAATTCTTAACAAGAGATTTACATAGCATCATTAGGTCACGGTTCTTGTACTCCGCAGGAGACAAATTCTCACTAACGAAGTATGTCAAGGGAACGTTGAATATTTTTGACAGCTCGCGAAGGACGCTAGTATTTAGGTCTTCTTTCGCAAGCATATCGTAGACCGCCTGCTTTGTTTTACCCAATCTCTTCCCTAGCTTTGTGGCGTCAAGATTTTCTTTATCCATTAAATGTCTGATTTTCAGCCCAATATGCAACATAGTAAACTTTTTGTTTAAAATAAGTCAAGTTTTACTTGGTTATAAGTCAAGATTATCTTAACTTTGCAGTATAAAGTTAGTAACACAAAGTAATATATGCAAAAAATGGAAGAAAAAATAAACAATTTTATTCTGTACTACAAAAGTCAGGATAAGGAGAAAAAAAAAGAAATAAGGGAAGCTTTCTTAAAAAAAACGTTGTTAAGTTATCCATCATGGTATGTAAAATTAGCACGTGGGAAGTTTTCGATACTGGAACTCGATCTGCTTGGCCGTATCTGTGGAGATGTATTCTAACTGGTATAATGAAAACTCTACCCCCAAATGAATGCCAAACGTGCAGCCATGTCCGCCATTGCATAAACGGATTATACTGCACGAAGAAGAACACTTATGTACAATACGCCAAGATTGAAGACTGCCAATTAAAATACCATTAAAAATGAAGGTAAAAGACTTTGAAGAAGCCATTATGGCTTTAAACAATAGAATTCGTATCGATGAAATGATAATAAACAAAGGTTCGGTGCGAAAAGTGATTGCCCACACTGAACTGATGATACTGATGTGGGACAGTTATGGCAGGGGCTATTCCGCCGCCCGCGACAATGCGCCGAAAGAATATTTGTCATTCGACGAATACGGAAGGCTATGCGTAAGCGAGGCACTGTCCGTTTCACGAGACGCTGCGTTCGACCTAAATTTCGAGTGAGTCTATGTATATAGATAGAGACACCCGCGGAAAGTACTCCATAAATGACCTGCGAGAAAGGGAACTGATGCTTATACACGAGGCCCTTTGCGCCTACGTCCAAGCGAACATGGGGAACATTGGCATCTATGATGCCAGCCGTATACGAAGCTTTGACCAACAGATTAAACGGATAAAGGATGGAAACGAAAAGAAGATGGACTTCTGAAGAAATTGCCTATGTCCAAACAAACTTCGGAAAGGAGACATTTGAGGACATGGCAAAAAAACTTGGTCGCACGCCCATGTCTGTGCGACAGTTCACCATCCGTAAAAGGATGACTGTGGGTCGTACCGTGAAACGCAACATATTACAAGAACTACTTAGAACCGCTTTCAAGCATCCAGAAGACTTCCGTCCGAGCAAGACCTTCTATAAAGAAACTGGCATCGGGCAAAAACGGTTTTGGATGCTCTACTGGGGACATAAGCCCATTACCCCTAAAGAATACCATGCTGTTGCTAATTACTTAGGCATATCTTTTACAGAAGCCTTCGAATCGCGCCAGCTCAATCTGTTCGAGGAGGAAAATCCATGATAGACAAACTATTTATTGACAAAGTCAAATCGGCATTGAACATCGTAAACGTCGTGGAATCGTTTACGAGTTTGCAAAAAGTCGGCATCAATTATAAGGGCATCTGCCCATTCCACAACGACAGCCATCCGTCAATGGTAGTCAGTCCTGCAAAGCAGACATGTCACTGTTTCGTGTGTGGTGCAGGCGGGGACGTTATCGAGTTCGTAAAGCAGCACTTAAACCTAACCTTCCCCGAGGCCCTACGCTGGTGTGCGAATCTCGCAAACATCGAGTTTCCCGAAAAAGAAATGACCCCAGAAGAGGAGCAGCGTTACCGCCTTCGTGAATCCAACTTCATGGCAATAGAGGCGGCAGCCAAGTTCTATCGTGATCATCTGTCGCATGCTTCCGACTTCCTTTCAAAACGAGGCTACAAGCCCACGGATAAGGCTATTGCAGATTATGGTGTTGGTTATGCCCCAAAGGGAAATGTGGCCATGAAACAACTAACCTCGGCAGGCTATTCTGCCGCTCGTCTGAAAGACGTGGGCGTCGTTGCTACATCGACCGAAGGCTATGATTACGATTTCTTCAACGACCGTCTTGTGTTTCCCTTCTACGATCTGCAGGGACACATCGTAGGATTCTCGGGTAGAATGGTGACTCCACGCGAGAATACCGGCAAGTATGTAAATACAGGCGAGACTGCCTTATTCACAAAGGGTAAGCACCTATTCGGACTCTATCAGGCGCGCAAAGCCATTGGCAAGAAAGGTTTTGTATATTTGGTTGAAGGTCAGTTTGACGTGCTATCGCTCCACGCTTCGGGCGTAGAGAATGTCATTGCGGGCAGTGGCACGGCCTTCACCGACGAGCAAGTGAGGCTGATAACGCGCTTTACCCAACAGGTGGTTATGATATACGATGCCGACCCCGCGGGCATCAAGGCCGCACTTAAGAATTGCGAGCTGCTGCTTAAGGCAGGCATTAACGTCAAGGGTGTTCGCTTACCCAAAGGGAAAGACCCGGACGATTTCGCTCGCGAGAACAAGGGGCAGACTGAAAAGCTGTTGAAAGACAAGACGGAGACTTTTCCAAAGCTCTTTAGAAAGTTGCTGCTCCAGCGGGGCGAGAATGCTCCTGACGTGATAAATGATGTGCTAAATGACATTGCGTCGTTGGTGGCCAACGTGCAGGAAACCACCTTGCGGATGGGATATATGAAGGAACTGGCCAAGGATTTCGGAATGAAGCTCGACCTTATCGACCGCAAGGTGCGCGATTTACGACGGAATATTGCCGATGTGGCCGAGAAGGCTGTGATGCAGTCCGGGCTGTTCGGGCTGGACATGCTCAAAGAGACTGTGGAAAAGGATAAGCCCGCGCTGCTCACTTCCGTCTTCCAGGATTTCCTAGATAGCTATGGAGATGAGCCGATAGTCTACGTGTCGGGAGTCCCTGCCCCCACAGACATACAAGAACTGCGCAAGGCATACGGCTATTACGTGGCCAGCATCGAGGGCTGTTCCATCAACACCAATGGTGAAGAAGGCCATTACCTTCGCGCGCTTCGCGAGATATATTGCGGCGGCGTAACCAACCTTTCGATAGAAAGAGGCGAGTTTAACGAACCGTTCATCAACGTCTATATCAAGATCCATGGGTCTTTTTTGGACGGATACCTCGGCGACAAAGTGCCGGTCATCGCCCGTTGCATTGAGCTTACCAGCTATGCCGAAGAATCCGTAGTCACTATCAACAAAAACACATATTGCTTGCAGCTGGGCATCACGAAAGGACAGTTCGACGAGATAAGAAAACCATTCGCCGCCAAGCGCAAGGCCACTATTGCCATCAACATGCAGGGCGACAGCCTCGGCACAGACGATTTCGACCCCGACAACCTTCCAAAATATGTGGAAGACAGCGAGGAATACTCCAGCATGTTTCGTGAATGTAAGTATTTCCCGCGGCTAAACAAGAAGGGCGAACCGGTATGCTACATGTTCCAAAACAAGAACGGTAGCGGATTTACGCAAGTGGGCGATTTCTTCATGACACCATTGCTGCACATCTACAACGACGATTATGAACAGAATAAACGTGTACTTCGTATCAACCGTAGGTATTATCCTACTCCATTGTATATTGAGGTTACTTCTAAGATGCTCTTGAAAAAGTCGTCGATAGAGGAGGTGCTGATCAATCTCGAAGCAGTGAACTTCACCAATGGCGAGGAGCAGCATTGGACAAAGATACGCGAATACATGAGCCGACATTTCGTAATGTGCTCCGAGGTTCAGGTTTACGGAAACCAACAAGAGGAGGGGACTAGCCGAAAGACGGACGGAATGTTCTTCGCCTTCTCCAACGGTATTTTCCACATGATAGATGACAAGCCTACATTCAGCCCGATAGACGAGTTGGGTGTTGTTGCGCACAACAAGAAGAACTATTACCTTCCTGCCTTTTCCACCATTTACGCAGGCAGTGGCCGTCAATCGGATAAGTACGAACTCATTTCCCAGTTGGTTTATAAGGAAGTGCCTGAAGAGAAGAAAGTCTCATTCGAGAAGTGGGCCGACTTAATGAACCAGGTATACAAGATAAACGACAACGGCAAGTGGGCCATTCTTTACGCAATCATGTGCGCCTTCCGCAGCAATATCCACTGTATTGACAGACTGTTTACCGCCCCATTCTTCATGGGTCCGATGTCGTCGGGAAAGACGCAGATAGGCATATCCATCCGCTCGCTGTTTATCTCGC